AATAAACTTTCTTGAACGCAGAGCCGGCAAGAGGGAGATAAAAAAGCATTTGATCGAACTCGGGTTCATACTCCTTCATCACATCCATGAGCTGATAGTTCATGAATTCTTTAACTCTGTTTGATTGGTCTTCTCTGGCTCTGTCTGCAAGTCCAATTATTCTTGTGTGTACTGGACCATTAGCCGGTAGTAATTCTTTGTAAGCTTGTGCTTGAAACTGTGTAACTGCTTCTGCAAGAACAGGATGCGTTGCACCACTTGCTCCTTGAAAGGGTTGAGTTGGGTTTTCATATTTAAATCCTAAAAGGTCTAATCCTTTTGTATAACTATCTTCCCAATCTTTTCTTGAATTTTTATATTGATTATAATTTGCTGCAAGTTCAGAACCTAGTTTACCTGTAACAGATTCTGGCAATAGTTCTGCTAAGTTGTCAAAATGAGATTCGCCACCACCTGCATTAACTGCTTCTGGGTCAAAATTAATTGTTGCGCCACCATCTTCTTCTTGAGTTACTTCAATATCTTCTGGACCAACTTGCTCATCAATTGTTTCTTGTTGAGCTTCAACGATTTCCTCTTCGCCAGGTATGTTAATTTCAGTCTCTACGTTTGGTAGGGCTTTGTCTATATCTGCCATTTATATTCTCCGAGTTCTTTATTGTTGTAGCTTGTTTTAATGGAACATTCAACCCTTGTGAGTCCGGTCCCTTAGGTGGTGGGATTGCATTAAATTTAACGTGTTGCATATTTACCACAAGATTTTTATTTTTAACCGTCATCGAATAAACCTCTTCCTGCTTTTTTGTTTTGATACATTTCATATCCACTAATACCAGCAGATAATGCTAGACCTGGTAAACCAAATCTACGTGACACCATTTTAATTGTAGATGGACTTATTCCAAGTCTCATTGTTTTTGCAATCATAGGATTTAATCCACCTTTAGCTGCAAAGTCACTTGCTTGACCTGCAAATGCTGCACCTAAATAGTTAAATGGGTTTGTTGCAATCTCTCCTAACGAGTCTCCTTGTTGTACTTGTTCTGCTAAATACAAAGGTTCAGTTGCAAGTAATCCAAGTGGTGTAGCTGTTGTGGTTAAACCTTTACCCAAAACTTTTAATGCAGTTTTTGTAATACCAGATTTTTTTGCACCTAACGCGCCCCCTCTTACTGCATCAATTGTTGATGGTGCAACTGCTGCCGTACCTGCTACGGTTGCTGCTCCTAACGCTGGAAGATACGCATCTCCGATTGCTGGACTCTCTTCTGGTGTATCATCTAATGATCCTGTTACCATATCCATTAATAAATTTTTTTGTTGTTCTTCATTTGACAAATAAGTTGTTGGATCATCGTTCATAAATTTTTTAACAAAACCCGCGGCTACTGCACCACCTGCTGCAATCGCACCAAACTTACCCGCACCTCTTAACATTGGGCTTTGTATTAAACTTTTAGAAACATCCCTAATTTTACCCATGGGTCCTTGCATAGCATCATCAATATTAGATCCAATTTTAACCATGTCTGTATTGTCTAAAGTTCTAACAGCTTTTTGTGCTTGAGCACATGGTCCACCTTCTGCAAAAGCAATTCGACCACCGTCTGCTCTAAGCAATGTACATTGTTTTGCTAGCCTAGATATTTCTTCAAATTTTTGAAGTTTTTCTTCGGGTAAATAATTTCCTATACCTCCAGCTAACATTTTATCAATTGAGTCTACTATTGTTTTCATTCTTGATGGAGAAAGTTTAATTTTTTTAATATTTAAGTCTGCGCTTTGAAAAGCTAAGTTTGCAGAAGTTTCTAAGTCCCCTAGTCTTGGAGTAACTTTTTTAAAACCTGCTTGTTTTTTTTCTAAACCTAATTCTTGTAATGTAATGTCGTCTGTTATTTGTCCAACAGGAGGTAGTGTTCTAGAACCAGATAAACCATATGAAGGTTTCATTCTTTCTAAAGTTGTTGGATCAATCTGTCTTGTAGTAATTAAACCATCTGTTGCAGTACCCATTAATCTTGCTTCTTCATTTAAAATCTTATCTATGTATTGTGCTAACGGTACTTGACCTTTTGATTTTCCAAATTCTCTTTGTAAAGCATTTTTAAATTTCTTTTGATCAAAACTATCTGGACCAGGACTAATGGTATACATACCATCAGAGTTTCCTTTAAATTTTTTAATTACATTGTCCATGTGTTTGTTTAAAGCTACTCTATGTCTTTCTGCCCCCTCTGTTCTTCTAAAACCACCACCTAACATTTGGTTTAATTCTGAAGAACCATAACCCATTTCTCCAACACGTATTAATCCAGCTTTGTCAGCTAAATGCATTTTATCTAACAACGATCCTTTTTTACCAGTGACTTGTAGATCACCCATTTTTTTACCAGTTAAAAAATCTTCTATGTTTAAAGCGCTCTTCTCACCTAACTTTTTAGTTATGTTTCTTTGTGTCTGTTCACCTTCAAGTTTTATATCTTCAGTAACATTTTTTCCTAGTCTAGATAATGCCATTCTAAATGCACCAATATTACTTGCCTTAGATGGAAGACCTATTTTTTCTAAAATAGATTTCTTGACACCTACCTTAGTTTTATCTCCTTTGTATTTGTCATATTCATCTATGGCTTCAAGATATTTTGAAGATACTGCTGATAAGTCTTTGTCAATTAACGCTGCCTTTTTTACATACTGAGTGAGTTGTCTATTAGCCCCTTCTCCTTTTTGATAAGGAAGATTATATTTCTCAGAAACTTTTACTAAGATATCATCGGGATAATAACCAAGTTTATTCCATTTGGTCATTTGTTTTTTTACATCAGCTACTGCTGCTTCATAGATAGGATTTGCTTTTTTTCCGTCAATTGTATTATCAATATTTCTACCAGTTAATTTTTCTAGTTTAGCAATTAATTCTTTTTCTCTTTTTTTAGCGTTTGCTAAACCTTTAACAGTTTCGGTAAATGAAATTTTTTTTCCTCCTTGTTCTTTAGCTCTGGCCATTCTAATTGTATAGACTCCAGGTCTTGTTCTATATTCGGAAATAAATTTAGTGCCAGGTACTTTATCTGCAGCTGCTCTTTTTACATTAGCCGTTCTTTTTGCTTCTGCATCTTTTGGAACAATTTCAGGATTCTCTCTATAATGTTTTGCTTTTATCTTTTGAGCTTCTTCTAATGAATCTACTAATCTATACAGCGGAGCTTTTCCAAAAAACTCTACTCTATATTTTACAGTGCCTGATCGATAAGTTGTTTTGTAGATATGTTTTTCTACTTGTTTTTTTGTTTCAGCAGGCATTAGACCTCCAGGATCTTAGCTAGTCCGCCTCTTGCAAAATCTTCTACGAACCTTGCTGTCATTCTATCGAATCTTGGATCACCTGGACGTAGACCATTTGCATCGACTACATTGTTTAAAACTCTTTCTGTAAAAATTGCAATCTCTTCTGAACTACCGCCTGATGGTACCATCTCCGCGATTCTTGGACCAAAGTATTTATTAACTATAGTTAATGGATCACCTGCTAATCCTCCACCACCTTCTGTAATATATTTAACATCAACAGCGTCTATGATATCTGAAAAATTTGTTTGATTAGGATTTTCTTTTTTTAACGCTTCTACTAAAAACTCTCTAGCAGATCCACGTTGAGCGGGAGTTGATCCAATATTATCAAAGTAACCTATACCAAATTTTTCTTCTACAAGATTTTTTACAACATCTTCTGGTCTTGCGTTGTATTCAACTGCTTCATCGAAAGGTGTTGTTCTAACTGGAGGAGTGTTTTCAAATGCAGATAATTCTTCTATCTCATCTCTAGTCATTAATCTCTTGTCACCAGATGCTTCCATCTCGTCAAATTTTCTTCTTAAGAATGTTTCTCTGTTTGCTTCTCCTGGTGCCGGATCTAAATTTCCTTTTTGATACTCAGTTTTCATTTGAGCAACATAATCTGCGTTTTCTTTTCTTATTCTATTTGCAGAAGCAAGTGTGCCATCAAAATTAGTATAAGCATCTAAATCACCAACTTCATCTGAAAGGTCAGCAATCTCATCTTCGTCCAACATTCGTTTGCCTTGTTTCTTTTTAACAATCTCGTCTAGTCTAGACATTAAAGCTGATTTCTCTTGATCAGGTAAAGCTTTACGAAGTCCAACTCCTGCTGGTAAATTTTCTACTTCAGGAAACGGCACGTCTGCAGTTTCATCAGTCATTCCTCTAAGAGAAGCTAAACCCTGTGCATCCAGGTCCTTGGTCCCTGTTGCCATGTCCGTGATGTTTGTAACTACAGGTGGATTATAAAACTCATCCATCTTCTGCATGTTAGTTAAAAGTTTACCTGCTTGAATATCGTTTAGTTTGTCAGCGGTTGCAAAACCCACTGCACTTTTTAATTCGTTTACTGCTTTACTTTGAGATAGTGCACCTAGTGCCTCTATGTTTAAATCCATGTCTAAGAAAGGTTCTGAAGTTTTACCAGGTCCCATAAAATTAATATTGGACCGGGTACCAAGGACATCGGACAAGTTTCCACCCAATTTAGAATAGAGTGTTGTGATTGCGTCGATAATAGTTTTTTTAGCCATAATACTTTACTTCTCCTCGTACAACAGGCTCGTCTTGATAGTCTTCAGGATGTCGAACCAAACCACCCTGTCTAATTCTCATAATGGCTTGTGTCGTACTATCGACATAGTCATCATATTCTCCAAATGGGAATGCCGCACATTCTTCCACAACTTCCTGTGCAAAGTGTTCATGCATAGGCGCCCAAATTTTGCCGCTCTCAAAAAGAGGGGCAACAGAGTTTAATCTTGTGTGTTTATCATTTCCTCGGCTAGGAGTAAAGTTAATAACAGGTATATCCATTTGCCTTAACTCGTGAGTCAAAGGTAGTCCTGAAGCTTTTGCCTCAACAATTACCATGTCAGGATTCCAGTCCCTGTATTCCTGTAATGCTACACGCCGGAGTTCTGGAAAGTCATACCTGTCTTTAAATGCGTTCAGTAGTATTATATTCTGTCCGTCGGCCTCGGTTGTAAAGACTCCCCACGTAGTTATTGCACTAAAGTCAGAAGATGCTTTTTTAGTAAATGCTGTATCATAACTTTGTAAAATATAATCTAAAGGTGGTGGATCCTTATGGGTCCAGTCACGCCACCAGTCTCTTTTTAAGATTGCTCCTTCTTCCGCAGTTGGGTTCTGCATATATTGGGCCAACCAGTTGGAAACAGGGATCGAGGCTTTTGTTTTAAGTAATTCCTCAGAGGTCCAAAATTCTGGCCATACAGGTTTTCCGTCAGGTAAGATTGCTGGTAATTCTACAACTTCCCATTGATCACTCCCTTCTTCAGATTGTGCTTTTAATAATTGACCGGTCACATCTTTAGTTGACCACCTGGTCATTACAATAACAATAGCACCACCGGGCTGTAAACGCTGACGTGGACCGGCTGTGTACCAGTTCATAGCTTTCTCAAAAGCTTTACCGTCTGCTCTTACATCTTGTTCTTTGTGTGGGTCATCAATAATTAATAGATCAGCACCACGACCTGTGATTGCTCCACCAACACCCGCTGCAAAATATTCTCCACCTTTGTCCGTTTTCCATTTCCCTGCTGCCTGACTATCTTCTTGTAGTCTCGTTGGAAACAGTTCTTTGTATTTTTCTTCATCAACCAAATTCTTAGTCTTACGTCCAAAGTCTATAGCAAGATCTGCTGTGTGGGTCGCTTGAATAATTTTTAGTTTTGGATTCTTCCCTATCATCCAAGCAGGCAATAAGTATGACGCAAACTCAGATTTAGTGTGTCTTGGTGGCATATTGATAATAAGACGTTTGATTTTACCTGTAGCCAAGTCGTTAAATTTTTTATTAATAATTTTGTGATGGGACCCCTCTATAAATTCAGGCCACACATACTTAACAAAACTTAAAAAATTATTTGTAATATTTGGACGAGCTTCATCTAACGCTACGCTACGTTCAAGCTCGATTAGATTAGCGGTTTCTTCCTGGGTCAGACCCTGATATTTTTTTTCTAAAATTTTTTCTTTTGGCATATCTACTAATATGTTTTCAAAACTTATACCATAATCGTCTAAATCTTCAACTTTAGTATGACTTAGGATCCCTTTTTATATTTAGGGGGGGTCGAGTTTTACAAAAGCAATCTGGGGTGGGCCCTCCCGTGGTACCTCTATAGATTTTTGGGGTGGGCCCGCCCGTATAATTTTTGTGCGAGCTATGTGGTTATTGCATAGGGTATAGGATTGTCCTATACCCTAGATGTTGTGTCAAGTATTAATCGAGTAATACCATGTAAGCCTCTGCATTATGTTGTCTAAAGTAATCTAAACCTTTTCTAACTTCGTCCCATAATTTAGAGTCACCTGCTGATTTACCAGGTTGTTTGTCCTCAATGGTAGCTTGTAATTCATTAAGGAATATATCGTCATGTATCTTAGCCTCATGAGGTGTAAGTAAGCACGACTCTCCGTTCATTCTATTCTTACGTTCCTCAGTTGCGTCGATCATTGTTTCTTGTTTTAGTTTTCCCATTTTGTACCTTTCTGTTATAGGATTATCCTATTCTACTAGCTGTCCGTTGTCAACCCTTTCAATAGAATATTCTCCACCCCAACGATGTTCATTCTTAACCTTGGCATAACCTTGGCTCTCGCGT